TCGGTAAATCTCGTCTTCTTCATCAGAATCTCCTCATCGAGTCTGCCGAGAAAATTCTACTTCCGCATCCCCTTAACCATGGGGAGGATTACCTTTTTTGACCCGGTGTTAAGCGATTGGATGTTTGGCGGGCCGGTTTGGGGGTCTGGCCTTATCTTCGGTGGGATGGATGGCGTCAGTTACCAGTTTGACGATACTGGCGAGGTGGTAGAGGTCGAAGCGCCCAACCTTGTGTCGTTGACATTCGACCTTTCTTTGCCGCTAGGGCCGCAACTGGCGGATGCAAAAAAGGAACTTGAGGATTGCTACACATCGCATTGGTATGATGATGAAAATGACTGCGTGAAGGAAATTAAGAACGTCAAACATCATCCTGAAAAGTGGCTGACTTACCTTCGACTGTTGGACGCGCGAGCGGCAGGGGCAAGCCTTGCCGAAATGGCTGAAATACTGCCCGCCACCATGGCAAGGCGCGATGCGCGCGCCGCTGGCAACGCTCTGGAACAAGCCAAGGGGCAAGCGTTCCGGTTTTAGCGTCAAGCTCTTTCCGCAATCCCCAGTCTGCGAAATCCATGAATATTAGGGGGCCTAACCTGTTCTAACGAGGTAGGCCCATGACTTCCAAATTGCTGACGGCGGCGGCGGTGCGTGACGCACTTGGCGGCGTCTCTGATATGACCCTCTGGCGCTGGCTGAATGACCCGGCGCTGAACTTCCCCAAGCCCATTTACATCGCCCGTCGCCGCTACTGGCGCGAAGCTGACGTTTCCGATTGGCTGGACGCTCAGGCCGAGGTGGCCGCATGAGCAACACCGACATGAAAAACGCCGGGGCAGCGGCAACTGCACCCGACGCTTACAAGTCTTTTGAAGCCGTCCAGCTTCCCCCGAAAGATAGCCCGGAATGGGCCGGAGCGCCAGCGATTATTCTGCGCCACTTCTGCGGGGTGGCGGCATGAATATCCCGTTCAATATCTTCCCGGTGGGGCCTGACAAGGCCCCTCTGGTGACAGGCTGGCAAGACAAGGCCACCAAAGACACCGCGACCATCGCGCAATGGCAGGCACAAGGCGCGCGGGCATGGGGCATCCCGACTGGCGCGCGCAACGGCTTGTTCGTGATTGACTTGGACGTTGACAAGGAAACGGGCGAACGGATCGGGCGGGATAGTCTGCTGGCAATGCCGCGCTATGCGTCCCTCTATGACCATGCCTATGTGATGACCCCCTCAGGGGGCCGTCATATCTATTGCCAGCACTTCGAGGGCGCGCGCAACAGCACGTCCAAGATCGGCCCCAAGATCGACACGCGCGGCGAAGGCGGTTACGTGGTCGCGCCCGGATCACAGGTTGCCGGTGGGTTCTATGCGGGCAGTGTTCCGCAATTCTTTCCCAAGGTGCCGATGGGCTTGCGGGCTATGCTCTTGCACACGCCACCTTCGCCCCAGCGTTCATTTGACCGGATCACGCCCAAGGGCGAGGTTGAAGAACTGTTAGCCCATATCCCGGCGGACCTGCCCTATCAGGATTGGGTGTCCGTCCTGATGGCGCTGCACGAGCGCTTCGGCGGCTCCGAGGAAGGGCTTGCCCTTGCTGATCGGTGGAGCGCCACGGGGCAGAAATATCGCAAGGGTGATGTTGCCGCCAAGTGGCGCAGCTTCAAGCGTAACGGCGTATCCTGGGCGACCGTCCCGGCGCTGGCCCGTCAATACGGTGCCGACCTGTCCGATATTGCGCGGAGGTGGGCGGCATGACTGTGATTAACATGGGCGACATGCGCCGGTCCCGCGCGTCCGAGATAGAGAACCGCCTTGTGAGCCTTGGGGCAATCGAGGCGGTGTTGACCAGTAACTACATGGTCAAGGGCTGGCTGGATCGTAATTGCCTTTCGATGCTCTACGGGCCGTCCAACGCGGGCAAGACATTCGTGGCATTGGACATTGCCATGCACATCGCGGCGGGCCAGCCGTGGCGCGAGTTGCGCGTGAACGGCGGGCCGGTCCTCTACATCGCGGCTGAGGGCGGGGCAGGCATCCGCAACCGTCTGGCCGCGATCAAGCGGGACAAACCGGATATGAGCACGGCGCCCTTCACCCTGTTGCCTGTCGGCTTGGACCTGCACGGGCAGGGTGATGCTCTGGCGGTGTGCGAGATCATGCCAGACGCGGACCCTGCACTTGTGGTTATCGACACGTTGGCCCGGTCTATGGGCACGGGCGATGAGAACACCGCCAAGGATGCGGCCATGTTCGTTCGCAACTGTGACCTGATCCGAGAGGCCACGGGCGCGCACGTCATGGTGATCCACCACACCGGCAAGGATGAGGACCGGGGCGCGCGGGGTTCCTCTGCCCTGCGGGCAGCGGTGGATAACGAGATACAGGTGACAGCCGATGGCGAAATCCTGTCCCGGAAGCAACGCGATCAAGAGCCGCCTGAGCCGCTGCATTTCAAGCTGCGGTCTGTGGTGCTGGGTGTCGATGAGGATGGCGACCCGGTGACAAGCGCGGTGGTCGATGAGGCCGAACCGCCCAAGAAAGAAGCCAAGCCGCTTAAGGGCCGTGATGAGGTGGCATTGCAGGCGCTTCAGGATGCTCTGCGCGACCACGGCGAGAAACGGACGGGCAACTTGTATCCGACCAATCGCAAGGTGGTTCACCTCCACCAGTGGCGGGACGCCTGCGCCAAGCATGGTCTGGCGTCCACCAGTGATGAGGACCCAAAGAAGAAAGCCGATGCAGAGCGTAAGGCGTTCACCCGCGCCAAAGATAGGCTGATGGATTTGGACGCGGTGCGCATCTTTGGCGACTATGTGTGGAGGGTGCAGGATGATTGACCTTCACCGGACGGACAGGACAAACGGCGGACAGTCCAGACTTGTCCAACGCCCAATAAGCCGGACGGACAGGACAAACCCCTATGGTTTGTCCGAAACGTCCGATGGGTTGGCCCCGTCCGCCCTGTCCCAATTCCCAATTACCCCCAGTGGGACCCAGTGGGTGCAAGTGGGTGCAACGTGGTGCCAACGTGGTCGCCAATGTGGTCCCAATGCGGTCACGATGCGGGCACGGTGCGGGCGCGGTGCGGGGTCTTGCTTTCTCTCTCCCAAAAAATCGGGGGAAAAATGATGGCTAGGGCATCCAAAGAGGCATCGGCGGCGCTGCGTTTCCTCCCCAAGCTGGTGGTCCCTGAGGGCCGCTTGGCCGGGAAACGGTTGCGGCTGGCGTCCTATCAGAAAGACTTTGTGCGCGGCGCGTTCGCCAAGGGCGTCGAGGCGGGTTGCCTTTCGATTGGCCGGGGCAACGCCAAGACGGCTCTGAGCGCGGGCATCGCCTTGGGGCACCTGATGGGCGAGATTGCCCCCCAGCCGAAACGCGAAATCCTCTTTGCGGCGCGCAACCGCGACCAAGCCAAGACGGCTTTCGGGTTCCTCTTGGGGTTCATTGAGGGCTTGCCAGAGGATGAGCAAAAGCAATTCACGATCCGGCGCGGTTCCAAGCTGGAAGTGGAAACGTCTGAGAATGGCGGCGGGCTGGCGCGGGTTATCGCGGCGGATGGCAAGAGCATCTTGGGCGGTGCCCCGACGCTGGCAATCTTGGATGAACGGGCCGCTTGGGAAAGAGAAAAAGGCGATGCGTTGGAAAACGCTATCCTGTCCGGTCTGGGCAAGCGCGATGGCCGCGCCCTGATTATCAGCACCAGCGCGCCGGATGATGCGAACACGTTTAGCCGGTGGTTGGATGAACCGCCCCCCGGCACCTATGTGCAGGAACATCGCCCCGACGCGGGTTTGCCCCCTGACGATCTGGCAAGCCTTCTGGTGGCCAATCCCGGCGCGGCTGAGGGCATCGGCCCGTCTGCGGAATGGCTGACGGCTCAGGCGCGGCGGGCGATTGCACGGGGCGGCTCTGCCCTGTCCAGTTTCCGCAACCTCAACCGAAATGAACGTGTCGCCTCTGACAATCGTTCGGTGTTGCTGACTGTCGATGAATGGCTGGCCTGCGAGGTTGCGCCCGATGATCTGCCCCCGCGTGACGGGCCGGTTGTCCTGGGCGTTGATCTGGGCGGGTCCCGGTCAATGTCGGCGGCGGCGCTTTATTGGGCTGAGACGGGGCGGTTGGAATGTGTTGGGGCTTTCCCGTGCAATCCGGGCCTTGCGGATCGTGGCCAAGCTGACGGCGTGTCGCATCGCTATGTCGAAATGTCCGACCGGGGCGAACTGGTGACGATGGGCGACACGACCGTGCCCGTGGGCCGGTTCCTTGCCAGCGTTGTTGAGCGGCTGAACGGGCAGGCCCCGGCGGCAATCGCGGGTGACAGGTTCCGCCATGCTGAGTTTCTGGAAGCATTGCGGGACGCGGGCCTTGAGCGGGTGCCGTTCATCTGGCGCGGGTTCGGATGGAAAGATGGCTCAGAGGATATTGAGCGGACCCGGCGCGCGGTGTTCGAGGGGCAGGTGCGCACGGTGCCGTCGCTCTTGCTGCGGTCTGCATTTGCGGACGCGATCACGCTGGTGGACCCGGCGGGCAATCACAAATTGGCGGCTGGACGTAGCACGGGCCGGGTGGACCCCGTGGCCGCGACCGTTGTGGCCGTCGCTCAGGGGCAGCGCATGAAACGCGCGCCCGCAATCTCAGGGGGGCGCATGGCATGGGCATGATCGAAACAGCATCGCGGATTATCAAGAGGTTTGGACAAACGGCCACTTTTGAACGCCCCGGCGAGTCCGGTGGAACGCCTTGGGACCCGGAACCGGGAACGCCCACGTTTCACACGGCAATCGTGGCCGTGGTTGACTATGAACAGGAACACCGCGACGGGACGCTTATTCAGGCAAATGACCTGCGGGTGCTGGTGTCTGTTGTGGGCTTGGACATTGTGCCGAACTTGGCGGATCGGCTGACCATTGGCGGCGCTGAGTATTCCATCGCCAATGTCACACCGCTGGCCCCCGATGGAACCGTGCGGATGTATGATTTGCAGGTGCGCCGATGAGCCGTCGCAAGGAATACATGCGCCATAGCGCCAAGGTGTGCCGGGGCAATCGGTGGAAGTTTCTACGCCTGCAAGCCCTTGAGCGGGATGAATGGCGGTGCGTCCAGTGCGGCACCCGCAAGGGGCTGAAATGCGACCATGTTTTGCCCGTCCGGGACCGCCCTGACTTGGCCTATTCGCTGGCCAATCTCCAAATTCTTTGCGGGTCCTGTCACGCCCGCAAGACCCGAATTGAGGTAGGTCACGCGCCCCTCAATAAGCCGCGCCAAGACTGGCGCAATCTCCTGTCGAGCATGAAAGGAAAAACCAATGCTGGCATCTAAACGTCTTGAACTGCGCCGGTCTGAAATCCGGCAGAACCTTGCCGAACTGGCAAATATCGAAACCCCGTCCGAGGATGAGGTGCGCAAGATGGGCGAACTTGACGCGGAATATCGCGCCAAGGAAGTCCAATACCGCGCCGCCCTTGTCTCTGAGGATGAAGGACGCCGGGAAGCGGGGGCCGAAATGGAAACCCGCGACGGCAAAGAATATCAGGATCTGGTGTCCCGGTTCGAGGTTCGGCAAGTCCTGCTGAACATGGATACCGGGCAAGCCTTGGAAGGGGCAACGGCTGAGGTGGTGCAGGAAATGCGCTCCAAAGGCCGTTTCACCGGAACGCCTATCCCAATGGAAGCCCTTGAGGTTCGGGCCGGTGAAACGGTGTCGAGCGGGACGCCCAACCCGATGAACACGCGCCCGATTGTGGACCGGCTTTTTGCCAATTCGGTGGCCACCCGCATGGGGGTGAACGTCATCAACATCGGGGTTGGCGAAACGGAATGGCCGCTTGTGACCAATGGCGCAACGGCGGGCTGGGCCGCGTCGGAAAATGCCAATGTGCCGGGGCCGTCTGCTCTGACCACAACCGACAAGGCATTGAAGCCGGATCACACGCTTGGCGGGCACGTTCGCGTCACCCGTAAGGCGCTGGCGCAATCCGGGGCCGGTCTGGAACAGGCAATCCGGCGCGACCTGGGGAACGTGATGCGGGTTGAACTTGACCGGGCCGTGTTCCAAGGCTCTGGCGCTGATGGTGAGCCTCTGGGCATCATCGCGGGGCAATCCACCTACGGTATCGGCACCACGGCGATTGATGCGGCGGCATCTTATGCGGCGTTCCGCGATGTGCTGACCACGTTCATCAACGCCAACGCGATCGAAGGCCCGTCCGGTGTCAAGCTGATGATCCGCCCCGAACTCTGGGCGGCGCTGGATGATGCGTTCATCACCGGCACCTCTGACACGGAATGGGACCGCCTGACCCGGCGCTTTGGTGCTGGCAATATCGTGCTGGCGACCAACGCGCTTGCCGCGCCGTCTGGTAGCCCTGAGGAAAGTGACGCGCTCTTGACCTGCAATGCCGGTATCGCGCCTGCGTTCCTTGGTGTCTGGGGCGGAATTGACCTCATCCGCGACATTTACAGTGGCGCGCAATCGGGTGAGCTGCGCATCACGGCGCTGCAAACGGTTGACATGCAGGTGCCCCGTGCAACTGGCCTGCACCTTCTGACGGGGTTGCAGTAAGATGCTGACGGCACCGAACATCGGCAGTCTTGAACTGCGGGAAGCCCCCGGCGGTGCCGTCCGCTTTCGGGGCAAATTCCCATATAACAAGCTGGCCACGATCAGCGACGGGGGCCGCAACGGCGGACGCCCCCGCAAAGAGCAATTTGCATCGCGGGCGTTTTCGTTCGCGGTGGATGATCCTGAGCAGGATATTCACTTTCTGAGCGGGCATCGGTTTGACAAGCCGCTTGCCAGCCGCAAGGCGGGCACCTTGGAATTTGAGGACACCGACACCGAATTGCGCATGGAAGCCCTGCTAACCCCGGACGCGCAACAGGCGTCATGGGTGCAGGACTTTCTTGCGGCCTATCGGGCGGGGCTGGTGCTGGGCCTGTCGCCCGGTTTCCGTATCCCGCCGCAACAGACGGTGCCCAATGCTGAAAAGGTCGAGGAGGAGGACCCCAACCTTGGGCGGGCGCTCATCCGAACGATTTTCGCGGCGGTCTTGTTTGAAATCTCTGCGGTCACGCGGGCGGCGTATGAAGATGCTGAGGTGGAGGAGGTGCGGAACTGGACGCCAGACAAACCGCGCCTGATCCGGCCCCCGGCTATGCGGTGGAGGGCCTGACATGACGGTTGATATTCTAAAGCAATTCGAGGCGGTCCCGGCGGCGTATCCCGATGCGCCTTCGGGCCTGTCGCCAGACGCGGCGGCGCTTGATGCAGACATGATCTGGGCACGGATCGAGGACTATTGCGCGCATAGGTGGACCCCGCGCGAGGTGGTGTGGACGATCCTGGGCGATGCTGGCGACCAATGGCACCCGCCCTTGACCCCGATTGTGTCGCGTGTCGCTCATCATTGGGATGGCGCGGCATGGGCCAGCCTAACCCTACTGGATGGCCCCCTTGGCATCGCTCTGCCCTTTGACGGGACGTTCAAGATCACGGCTCAGGTGGGGGGCGGTGACGTGCCCGCGCCTGTCTTGGCGGCGTTCAAGCGGTTGGCAGAATACAGCGTTGATACCGAGGAACGCGCCGGGGCAACCGACTATTCGGTAAACCTTGGCGGGGCAATTCAGGAAAGTTACCGGCGCTATCCGTCATGGCTGGCGCGGGCGATGCAATACAGCGGCGCGGCGGACTTGCTGCGCCCATATCGGAGGGCTTGATATGTGGCCATTCAAACGAAAACAGCCTGAGACTGAAACCCGCGCGGCGGATACCGGATACACGGCGTTGATGATGGCCAGCCGGGCCGAATACATCACCGGCACCACGGGCGCGGCGGAACTCACAAGCGCGGTGCAGTCTTGCGTATCCTTCTGGGAAGCGGGCTTTGCGATGGCGGATGTAGACGGCACCGACCTGTTGACCCGTCGCCTGCGGGCCGTGATGGCGCGGCAACTGGCCTTGCGGGGTGAAGCCGTGTTCTACATCACCGATGATGCGATGGTGCCAGTGAGCGATTGGGACCTTCAAACGCGGCTGGGCCGTCCGACCGCATACCGCCTGACTTTGCCTGACATTGGCGGCGGGCAGACGGTGACGGCTCTTGCGGGTGAGGTTGCCCATATCGTGACCGGGGCAGATGCGCGGCAACCGTGGGCCGGAACGCCCCCGCTGCACCGCTCTGGCCTGTCTGCGGGCCTGCTGCAAACGATGGAAACGCTCTTGTCTGACGTGTATCGGGACGCGCCCATTGGCTCTGGCGTGGTGCCCATGCCGGAAAGCAAGGAAGCCGATTTGCAGGACATCGCGCGCGGGTTCAAAGGGGCGCGGGGCAAAATGCTGGTGCGCGAAAGTGTCAGCGTCCAAGCCGCCGGTGGACCCCAGCCCAATTCCGATTGGAAGCCCCAGGACCTGACCCCGGACTTGCAAAAGACCGACGCCTTGGGGGCGCATGGGGCGGCGCGCGATGCGATCCTCTGCGCCTTTGGCGTGTTGCCTGCCATGCTGGCGCGCAACGCTCAGGGACCCCTAGTGAGGGAAGGGCAACGCCAATTGGCGACTTGGACGCTACAGCCCTTGGCAGAGATCGTTTCCGAGGAACTGACAGACAAGCTGGGCCAGCCGGTCCAGATGGATACGCTCAGGCCGCTACAGGCTTATGACGCCGGGGGCCGTGCCCGTGCTGCGGCGGGCGTGGTGCAGGCTCTGGCGCTGGCGAAAGAGGCGGGCGTTGATGCTGATACGGCAATGAAGTTGGTGGGTTGGGATGCTGACTAAACGTCCCGTGCTGGCGAGGACTGCCATTCCTTAAGGGCCTCGCCAGTCAACTCAAGCACGCTCTCTTGAATCTTATCTTCCACCTCATCCCGCGACACTCGCGTTATACTCTTTGAAGGACGTCGCGCGTGCTTTTCCCCAATTTCAATTCCAAACTGATCGTCCTGCACTTCAACGAAAAGCGGCCTACTCTCGAATCTGTAGCCGTCGGATCGTCGTGCCGGTGAGCCGCAGGAAATTTTTAGTGCCGCGTTGCGGGGGACCATATAGTTTTGCACGTCAAATTCTTCATCGACTCGAAGGTCCATACCTTCTGCCTGCAATTCGCGCTGACAGTCGTTCAATACAGGCATGACGACCGAACGTAGTAACTCAACCTGTTCTTCAAGAATTTTTTGCCTTGCGGCGCTTTCACTGGCGCGTTCTTCGTCTTGGGTGCGCTTCTCAGCTTCAAGAGCCTTTTTTTGTGCCCGCAGGCGACTAGCAAAATCGGTCAC